ATTAGACGGAACTTACCACCAAAGAGTGTTTGGAATTCAATGTTACCGTCTTTAATGCGGTCAGTATCAACGATACCAGCTGAACGGAGGTCTGCATAGACTTCTGGGCTAGTAATCATGTACATATATTCTGGTTCGTAATCTTTCCAAGCCATACCAACGGCACGGAAGATGCGCTCACCGCGAGCAGCGCCAGTAGCGCTTGAATCGATAAGCTTACGCTCGTCGCTTGAGCCAGTAGCAGCTGAGCCAAAAGCGCCAGCAGCGTTGACGTCGACGAACATACCGGTATCGCCATCAGGAACGGAGTCGAAGTTAACAACACCAGCGCCTAGAGCAACTTCAGAAGCTGCAACACCTTTAAGAACTGATAGTACAGCGTTGTGTTCGTCCTGAGCACGGCTCTTAGCGGCCTGTGAGGAGAATACAGCGAGACCATCTTGCTTAGAGATGAGTGACTGCATGTTAACCTGCTCAATACCGTAGGTACGGACGTTCTTGATGTAGTCCGCGATATCGGTTGAGAGTGAGGAGTAAGTACCAGCAGTTGCAGTGCTTAGGCTAGCAACGTTAATGGTAGCTTCAATTGCATTGTACCAACGCATTTGACCGATGAAGCTTTCCCCTGAAGGGTCAACATCGGCAGAGGTCGAAACGATCCCTGTTGAGTTGATAGTCTTTTCTTGAGTCCAGCGCTCCATTGCGTAAGCAGAGATTGCAAGCGCAACGTTCTGGAAGTCAGTATTAGTAATAGCCATTTGTTATACCTTTAAATTAAAAGGAGAAGGCGGATCCTAGTTGACCTGCAGCAGCAGCTTTAAGCAATTCTTCGTTGCTGAGGCCTGCTAGGGTCTTAGGCTTAGGGGTCACTGTGCCTTTAGGCTGGGTCCCTGTACCGTTATTCTCTTTGGGTTTAAATAAGATTTCTCTGTTTGGATCTTTGGCAAAAGCCTTAATGTAGTCATTTAGACTAGCACCAGATTTATGAACCCAAGCACCGTCATCATCTTGAACTAGGTCTGAGATAATGTCTTTGATAGCAACTTCTTTGGCATAATCATTACGAAAGGATAGAGAAGAAATTGCTTTCTCTACTTGCCGATCTCGTGTAAAGCCTAGTAGTTCATTATTACGAACGTTGAGTAGCTCTTCTAGCTCAGCAATTCGAAGCTTATCAGCCTCTGCTTGCTTACCTTCTGACTCTAGCTTTTTACGCTCTGCAACAGTTTGAGCTTCTTTAAGACGAGTGTTTTCTCGCTTAAGCTCCTCTGCTAGCTTGTAAGCTTTGTCATTGTTAGCCTTCATAGTTTTTAGACGTTCGTTAACGATTTTTTCAATAAGGGCTTCGTGCTCTTTGCTTAGCGAGCCACCGCCATTATCAGTATCGGTATCAGTGTCTGTATCGGTATCATTATCTTTATCAAGATCTTCTTCGGTGTTTGCGGTTTTGTCTGACATAGTTTATTTTCCCTTGCACAGCAAGCCAACTAAAGATACAACATTAGCTGAATACTATGGAAATGTGATTAATGTTTGGTTGCGGAAGTTGGATTTGAACCAACGACACAACGGTTATGAGCCGTTTAAGCTACCTGACTGCTCTATTCCGCATCAGGGGTAGTGACTCTTTTACTGATCATATAAAAGAGGTAGGGGTTGCCTTTCTCGTCCCTCAGGCGGGTCTGCTAGCTTTCTATAACCACTATAAAGCCGTGGGTTTCGCTACGTCTAGCACGTTGGCTTTTTGTTTCTAGCCTTAAAATTATGAGTCATTGAATGACAGTTCGGGCAAAGAATTTGTATATTGCTTAAATCACAATTAAAACGATTTCCATCAACATGATGAAACTCAGTCAGTGACTTGTTATCTACTGGATGGAAGCCGTTCCAACCACACAGGCTGCAAGCGCTTCCTCTTATTTCTTTTAAATGCCTTTTTAAAGTTCGACTTAACACAGCTGCTTTACCGGTGTGTCCTTTGACTTTACCTGAAAGTATTTCTTCAAGAGCCGTTTTGTGCCTGTAATCTTCATAGCATTTAGAGTCGCAAAAAGTTTGAGACCAGTCATAATTGTCTTTAGCAGTACTGCCGCAAAACTTGCAACGCCAAGTCTCTTTCTTTTGGCCTTTTAATTTAGACATTATTGCTTAGGACCTCTTAGCACCCAGCTCCAGGCAGCAAAGAGAGCATCCTTAACAATAGCATTATACTTAACAGGGATAAACACCCCAGCAACAATACCTAGTAGAAAGTATAGCATAGTAATTATTATCCTTGTTATTAGAAAAAAAAAAGAAAAGCGGAAGCCAAGGGATTTCTCCCCCGGCCTCCTTCTTTAACGTTAAGAGGTACTTTTAAGAATGTTTTGCATACTCAGATGCAATAGTAAGCATCCAGAAGGCATCTTTTTTGTTCATAGGAGAGCTACGAATTATAAGACCTTCTTCAGAATTGCTAGCAATGACGATGAAATCATCAATACTATTCTCTGTAGTTATCTCTTCTATTACTTTCTTTAAAGTATCATTAGCGTTCACTTCTACAGATACTTCTTCTACTTCTGCTTCTTTATTATCAGCTAAGACCTTACGGTCAGCGAAGTTAATTATTTGATTCATTTTTATATGTTTTCCTTCTTTAACGTTAAGAGGTACTTATGGACCAAAACCATAGCGATCATAGCCAGGTTTAGGTTTTTGTAGTATCTCTTCTGAAGTAAAACCATTGTCAAAGAAACCAAGTTCTTCTGCCTCTTTTAAATACTTATTATAGAGTTCAGATGGAAGACCTTCTTCCTTAAGCTTATCAAGAGTGGCTTTGATATTGTTAAAGTCTCTAGCCTCGGCATAGGTCTCAAACATGGCCTGAATACCTTTAGGCAGCTCATTAATGTTTTGAACAATAGCGTCATGAACTGTAGCAGTATCCATACCTAGCTTACGACCTTTTAAGTGGTAGCCACGAACTAAGCTAGCGTCTAGGGCATGGTTGCCGTTAACACCGAAACCTAGCCTTGTATCACCTATTTGGCCTTTACCAAGAAGTTTACCGTCTTCAGCAGACATCTGGTAAATGTTTCTAACATAGCGCCTAGATTCAGGATCATAGAAACGAATTTCTTGCTGAACCTTAGGCCGGTAGTCTTGCCAGAATACTTTACCATCGTAAGTCACCCAAGGAATACGAACCTTTTTAGTAGTCCTAGCGTAGTCTTGAGCTAGTCTTTTAAAATAGTCAATATATACTTGAGTAACAGGTGCTCTTTCTGCCAGTTTTTCTGACATTAAGTTGGCGATTTCTTTAAAGTGCTCAGGACCTACTTTAGCACCTCTGCTAGAGGTATACTTACGTACTAAGTCAGCTACATCTGGATGGATTTCTTCTGCTTCCATCAAGATTTCATTAGCTAGCACTTTATCAGGGTCGTTAATCATTTCCTGAAGCTCTCTTTTAAGAGCCTGAAGGTCTGCCTTAACGTCGATAGCACCTAGTTGATCTGCTTCTTTAATCTTAAGATCAATTTGCTTAGAAACAGCAAGAAACTCAGAACGAGTAGTAACAAGGATGTCTTTCTTTCGAAGAACTTTAGCTAGTTCGAGAGAGACTCGAGCTGCCTGCCCTGCTTTACCAGCACCATACAGTGCAATCCGTTAAACGTACTGGTAATCTTCTCTTTTAGGGTTTTTTGCGCGCCTAGCTATAACAGAATGGCATACTTTATGCGCAATAGCTGCTTCTCTGCAAGATGCAAACAAACCTAGAGGCGTCTTGACTTGTTTTGCTAGATGCAAGCCATGACCTGTCCTAGTCTTTGTTTTTTTCTCTTCGCCTAAGAAGTAGTAGAATCTGCAAGTGAAAGAAAGGCTTCTTAGCTTTTTAGCCATTCGGCTCCTTGATAGGCCATGCGCTTTAGCTGCTTCCCAAATACTTGCGAAAGTGCCTTTAGGTGTGACTACAGGTTTACCTTGAATTTTTCCTTCAGAGTTTCTTTGCTTAGCGTACTCATTTTTTAATAACTCATACTTTTTAGCACTATTTTTTTGTCCTGCTGACATTAAAACTACTGCAGTTAATAGCTTACTGTTATCAGGGTAGATCTTATTAAGAAGTCTATGTGCTATGAAATGCGCACGACCTGATAAGTAAACTTGATTCTCGTCAGAGTCGTTTCCATCTAAGCATTTAGGTTGTATATGATGCCTCTCTGTATAACCTTCAGTAGGCTTTATCAAGGCTCCGTATTTTTCAATTAAGCTGTAATAATGTTTTTTGTAATTCATGGACTATCTCTTATGTTGACAGAGGGGTAAGCCCTCATTAATCATTTCCGCACTTCGGGTCTCCCCTACGAGTTTCATCTTCTGTTCTAGAAGGTTTACTCTAGTCTCTGCACCTTAAAAAGTCTCCCGACTTAATCTAGGCTCAGGGTTGGGCTACAAAAACCTTTCCCTGAATTCACGGAATTTTTACAAGTGACAATTGCAATCACTTGGTATTTACTTGCTTTACTTAGATCTTCCCAAGTTAAGTCTAGGCCTAACTCTTCCATTAGCTTTTGAAACCTAGGATCTGCAACTACATCTTGAGCAACAAGGTCATAGATTCTCATCTTACGAGTAGTTGGTAGCACATTGCTGGTTAGCGCCGCGCCACGATTTCCTGTAGATAAAGCAATAACTTGTAAGCCAGAAGCAGAAGCATCAGCTTCACCAATTAGCTTAGATTTATAAGTAGACATTAGCTTAGGATTAAAAGTACCATTAGTATGTTTATAGATTCTATAGTACTCAAGAGAGAATCTAGCTATCTTAGCTACTTCTTCACCTTCAATAGACTGCATAAAGGGATGCTCTAAGAACTCCCTAATCCTCCTATCACGTTGCGTAGTAGCTGACAGGAGCTCTCCAATCTCTAGTATTGACTTTTCATGCCTTTTAAAGATATCTAGCCGTCCTGCCGTAGTAAGGGCTTCAGTTCCTGGTCCAATTACAGCTGCCATTTGAATTCTTAACTGCTCTAGTCCTTCAGGGGTCATGGCAGTAGCTTTAGCAGAATTTAGAAAAGGACGTACAACTTCACCACCAGTAGGGGTGAGATAACCATTATAGTAAACACGGCCACGTCCATCAATGCGGGCATGAACGGTAAACTTCCCGCCAGTAGCTTTATAGTACCTAACAGTTTCCATAAGACCATAGCCTTGATCTCCTCTTCTTACAATTTCCTCTCTGAACAAGTTCAGATCATCGTAATACTCAGTTCGGCCTCTTGGGTCCTTAAACCTAACAAGGTCATCCATAAAAGAAGCAAACTCAGGATCTACTTCGTACTCAAAAGACATGGTATGATTAAGCATATCTGCCAAGTCACCGTCTAGAGTTTTTTCATCGAAGTTAGCCGCAGCCGAGCGTGTAATAACGCTTACACCTGTGTCATTGCCTCTTGCGTCAACATAGTTTTTCTTTTTAGGAACAACGTAGTACTTATTAGCTGGTCTATCTACACCAATACGGTTTGATAGCTCAATTCTTCTACGATAGTCTTGTAGCTGTAACATTGAAGGATCAAGTATCTCTACTTCTCTAGAGACGGTATCTTTCCAGTTACCGCCAGCCCTACCTGTGTCTAGGTCAACTACTGAGCGCCTAGTAACGCCTCTAGAATTAATCCGAAGCATACCTTGTTCTCTTAAGTATTCTAGTATCTTTGAGCCTTCTACGTGATAGTCTTCTAATGAAGAGCCAAAGTAAGGATAAGTAATAGACCATTTCTTCTTAAGTGTTTTACCTAAGTTAATAGCTAGAGTATCATAGTCTGTAGTCACACCCTCTGCAACAACTTCAAGCAAGTTACCTATAATAGAGACTGCCTGCCCTTCAATTCCTGCTAGCGGCTTATCTAAAGCAACTTTCTGAGCATTCTTAAGTAGTTTCCTTGAATAAAAGAATTCTAGATCTACTATGTTCCTATATTTTTCTTTGACTACTCTTCCTATAAAATCAAAGACACCTTCTTCTCCTAGCTCTTTAGCAGCTGTATAAATCTTTGGCGTAACAGCTTTAGTCAAATACTTTTTTATAATTTTAGAATATTTATCAGGTGTTTTACCAAATCTTGTATAGAAACCTATAGGATCATTTCTATAGAATATAGATCTAACAGAACGCTTGAAGAATGAGTCTATTAACTGTTCTCCTAAACTTGAAGGTGACTTATTTGCCTTAAACAAGTAAGATTCCCACGGAGAGTTAGCGGAGTAGTATAGTTTTCTAGCTAGTGCTTTTCCCTCTAAAGAGGACCAGGTATTAATATAACGTTCGTAGTCAAGCTTTTCTGCCTGAAGCTTTGCAATAGGAACAGAGTTGCCAGCTATCATTACTGAAGGCTCGTTAGGATCACCTTTAAAGCCTAAGAATAGCTGTGAGCGAGCTCTTGAACGTCTATCTAGAAGTCTAGAAGTATTAATAACAGAGTAGTTCATCTCTGCCCTAGCAACCCCTAGAAAGTCATCCCAAGGTTTTGGATCTTTAGCATAACGTTCAAAGACAACACGTAGATTTTCTACTACAGCACTTCTTTGGTTTACTGATAAGCGATCTTCTAGAGATTCGGCCATAGCCTCAATAGTATCCTTTTGATTTTTATCAAGAAGTTTAGACTCTCTCATGTAGTCAACACGCTCTCTGTAGAGAGTGAAGTCTGGATCATAGTAGTAAGTAGACTTAATCTCGCCTGTGAAGGGGTCAAAAGTCTGATTGCGAGGATCAAACTCGTTGCTAGTAGCTCTTCTTACACCTCTCTTACCACCTAAGGTAGTACCGCGATAGTCTACTAGAGATAGTGCTTGTGTAGCATTGGTAGAGTCATTAACAAAGATGTCAGCTAACTGCTTTTGCAGCTTTTCACTTCGAACCAAGTGGTAAGGCCTTGAAACTGTTTGCAAACCTTGAACTGCATCTCTAGCGGCTGTTTTAAATGGCCAAACATAGGTTAGCAGGTTGTCTTTAACTCGCAGAGCAGCTAGACTAATAGGGTTGCCCTGTCCTGAGAAGAAATCTTTTAGACTTAGTGTACCTTCCTCAAGTAGTGCTACTTTCTCTTCAGAGCCTAAGTGTCGCAGCTTAACTTCCATAGGTTGCCTACGGAGCCAAGTGCCAAAGTCTTCCTTAATAGGAGCTAGCCCGTTTAGAAGATTATCGTCAACACTTTCTAGCGCTGTATGGTTAAGCAATCCAGAAGGAGATTCTAGAAGTTCTTGTTTTCCTTTAAGAATTGGTACAAGAGTAGAACGACAGTTCCAGTGTAGTGGAGGCCTGACGGTTACTCTGTCAGCTGTCTGTACTAGACCATCATAACTAGAACAGATGTTAGACGTCCTACTGTCTAAGATAGCTGTAAAGACTAAGCCCTTGATAATATGACTATTTTCACTTAGCACTTTGTCCTTAACAATTGTATCGGCCTGTGAAAAGTTAGTATTTACAATAGTCTTAGCTTGAGACTCAGTAATTTTAGTAGTAGCCAGCAAAGACTTAGTAATCTGCTCAGGTGTTTCACCAGCAGCGATACCCTTACGAACTTTTAGATTCATACGAGTAAGCTGATCACTTGTGATACCTGTAAACAACTGATCCATATTGCCATGCTGTTTCTTTTCGTTAAAAAGCTTTAAAGGAGAGCCTGTAATAGCTCGTGCTAGCTCTCCTCTATTAGGACTGTTGACTGTTGCAAATTCCCTAGTAAGCTTTCTTATGCTATTGGTCTGGAAGTCTACCTCAGCACCGATGTAGTCTGTTATAGAGTTCTTACCTGTTGATAAAAGCTCTTGGCCAAAGCGTTTAACTTCATCTTCAACTTCTTTTGTTACAGCTAGCTTGTCCTGCTTACTAAAGATACGGCTTAGTAGGCCTCTATGGCGAACCCCTGCTTTTTCAATAAGTAGCCTAGTAGCCTCCTGATA